GTACAACTTTTATTCCCATGATGGATGATCCTTAACTATTATGTCAACGCAGAATTGCCCTGAATAGTAACTGACATTTCTGCCATACCATCGTGTGCAACTGAACGTGAAATACCAGTCACAATACCTGTGCCAGCGTATGACTCAAACGATGCAGTTGAATCGTCTACATAGAATTTGAATTCATATGTTGTACCGATTACAATTGTCGAAACGATTGAGTTTTGCTCAGTAAACTGTTCACTACCATCCGAATCATCGATTGGTATGTAAAGGTCTGCTGTGCCCGACCAAGTCTTGTGTGTTAATTTGTAACTACGTACGCCTGCACTACCCATGTTAGTTGATTCAACTGTGTCAGCAGATTCTTCTACCGACCATGAACGAATCTCTGCGATTGTTTCATAAGTTGAACCACCACCAGTTGCAATATGCACTGCGCCGCCAGTTCCCGCTTTTGTGATTCTAGCCATTATTCATTCTCCTCATTTAGGTCTAAATCTAAATCTACTTGCACTTCTGCTTTCAATTCTTTCTTTGGTTTTGGTGTTCCCACCGTTTTGTTAACCATCTTCCATCCATTTTTCATATGGTAATCAACATCTGTCTCAGGAATACGAGACATAAGTTGACCTGATGGTGTCTTCATCTTTACAAGTTTCATCATGTAACTCCTCTTTTGAATATGTAATTGACTTCTACTGTCACCTTAAAGTTCCCATAAGGATGTTCAAGGTTTTCACCCATTGTAACTTCCTTAACTTGAGTGTCTTTCGCTTTGCCACCTCGAGTTCTGTCAGCATCTAGTATTTCTTCTATTGCTTCAATCAAACCATTGATTGATTCATCTAATGTCTTGTCACTTGCTTTAACGAAACACGTTATTTCAACTGACATTACACCCTCTCTCAAAATACTACTACCACCCATTGTTAAGTCGGTTCTGCTTTCATTTCCAGCAGTGACAATAACATGTGGGAAGTGTGTTCTTGCTAACTTGTAGAACTCTGTTTCATCCCGAAACATTGGCTCACGTGTAACTGAACCCATCTTGACCGTATTGATGTTTTGCAACTTCAACACAATGTCTTTAGTGATGTCTTCACGTACACTCATCTTGTTAACCTGTCCATTCTAGTAAAAGTCTTTTCAGAATCTTCATAAGAAGCGTCTCCATCAGAATCATAGTCCACTCCGGTTCTTAACTCACGTGTGTAAGTTTCCTCGTAGCGGTCTCTGTAAAATGCAGACATGCCCATAAAGATGTCGTCTGGTCTAAAAGAACTTAAACGTGGAAGAATGAAATATGCAAGAGCCACGTAAACTGTTACCTCTGTCCACTGAGTTGCGTTTAGTTTAGTTGAATCAAAATCGTTAGGATGATTAGTCCACCATTCTGATTTCAAACGTTTATTAACTGTGTCTGTTGCACGTGTTAATTCGTTTGTAAACGATGCAACACCATGTTCAAAGATGTCAGGCACATACTGTGTTATGTCTGAATCTGTTGCGTAGTTTGCCATTTTCTTCTCCTTGTTTAAGAATGAGAGAGAGTTAAACTCCCTCTCATTAGATTAGATTTACACTGCTGAGATGACTTTACATGCACGTGTGGCATCAACCATAGCCGCTTTAGCGTGTAGTGATGCTACGATGTCATTACCAACACCAGCCGCATTACGGGCAATTTCAACATCCAAGTTTTTGAACATTGCAATACCGAATGCATTTTCAGCCCATACACAACCTGTGTAGTCTGTTGAGTCGTCAGTAACAGAAGCAGATTGTAGGATGTTCATGCCGAATAAACGACCGACCATGCCATCACGCATTGCTTCATTCATTGCTTCAGAACCGGCGAAGTCTGCACCTGCTAAGTCTTGTAGAATGTCTTCTACTTGACTTGGGTGTAGTACTGCCCACAACTGACCAGCAAATTTGTTAGCACGTACTTTTTGTGCCGCTGTTGCTAGTTTGTCAATTGTTAGTGCTGTGCCTGTTGAACCTGCAGTTGAACCTGCTGATGTGAATAGACCTGCTACATCAGAATCGAACTTTTCTGAAACTGCCCGGCCAAGTACGGTTCCCACAGATGAAAAATCACCTGAAGAAAGGTCTTTTACTAATGCACGTGCGGCATAAGTTTGTGCTACCACGTTAACCGCTGAGTTAGTCACATTGATTAGTTCTAGTTCAGAGATTGGAGCACCGTCGTCATATGTTTCAGTTGAAACAGATGATGTTGCTACAGCGGCAAATTTTGGGATTTGTGCTGTGATTTGATTACCAGAAACTTCATGTACATTCATAATTTGACCTGGTAAGTAGATTGATGATTCGTAACCGGCAAAGATTGCGTCCTGACGAGCGTTAGTCAACAAGCCAGTTAAATCATTAGCAGTAGTTACATTTGTATTTGTAGTGTTTGCCATTTTAATTTTCCTTTAATTATTAGCGTTTTCTAAGTGATGCTTTGTATTCAGCATACTTAGCCCTATGAGCAGGATTAGTCATGTCTAATTTAGAAATGTCTAATTCATTTGTTGATGTTTCACCTACTGCTCCTTGAGAACCCGAACCGCTCGGACCTGCTCGTAAGAAGTGTGGTGACGCATCCAAAAACGAGTTAACTAATGATTCTACAGATGTTGGTGATGCTGAATCTGTGTCATACATTACCTCACCCTTGTCATTAAGAACATGTACATCGCCGTCATCTGTTAATGTTACTCTATTTCTAAGTAGTGTTGCTACTTGTTCTGGGTTAACAGCATTTCTGCTACCAGCCGCTTTTAATAGTGCACCATCAACTTGTACAGAATGTAGTTTAGATTTAACGCCTTCAAGTCTGCTGTCAAATTCTTGCTTCTGTTGTTGCAAGATTTGTTCAAACTCTCCACGTTTCTTCTGTTCTTCAAGTTTCTGTTGTTCTTGGTCTGCTTTCAAAGAACGGTATTCAGTGATGTTAATGTCTTCGTATTTTTTAGATTGCTTTGCAAGTCTAGCCTTTACGATGGCATCTACTTCTTCCTGATTAAAAGTTCTTTCCGCCTGAGATGTAAGTTCAGCAGAAGTCTCAGTTTCTTCATGGCTTGCTGTGTTGCCTATTGTTTCGTCCGTCATAGTTACGTAACCTCCTTGGGAGTAAATTGTTTGTCCATACTCTTATTTATTAACATTCAAACACACTGTTATGGAAACAACGATTATTCGTCATTTCCTGTGTCTGTGCCTTCTGATGCGTCTATTTCATCCATAATAGTGTCTAGTACGTCACCAGACTTAACAACAATCATAGCGATTTGTTTGTCAAGTTCTTTATTCAATGTTTCACTTGGTAGACCCATTTCTCTAACAAGTTTGAAGTTTGCTAAATCGTTATTCTCATCACGCAAATCAAACTTCTTCTTGTACTGAACTGAGAAGGTCTCATCTGCACGAACATCAGTCCACATTTGAAATAGATCCCAAATCTTGTGTTCTAATCGTTCTAATGAATCAGCCTTGTCTCCAAGTCTTGTGTTTAACATTGAAAATTCAGTTTGAAGTGCAACACCTGACTTAGCAATGGTCTTTTGACCTACTACCGCTTCTAAGTGTGTCATCTTCATAATCATTGTTTGATGCTCTTTTAACATTTTAATAATAGCATCGATGTTTGCACTTGAAGGTTGAAGTAAAAATGGTTTCAACTCTCCTGGCAATGTTTCATCCATTGTAATGATTGCACCAGCACCTGCACTTGCGTCAGTTGATGCTGTCTTTACTAATGATGGATGAGAACTAATTCTAATAGCCGCTTCTGCTTCCGACAAAAGACAAAAAATGGCTTGCTGTACTTTAGCAACATCTGCCAAGTCACTGTGACCCGTGCCACGAACATTAGAAGGGTTTGCTTTTAGCATTGCAAAAGGTATTCTACCAATTGTGTTTGGTAGTTCTTCTAATAATACTAATTTACCTTTACCACTCTTTTGTAGTTCATAACGGCAGATTGTGTCTTCTTTCCATACACGAACAACTAGTGTGTCTTCATCTTCATGTTCTTTTTGTTTCAAGTAATTAAGTACATAACGTCCATTAACACGTTTGTAACCCCAGTCCATAATATTCTCTGGTGTAATCATTTGTGCATATGGTCTAATACCTAAGTCAATCTCTTGCTCTAGTGTTAGTGCTACATCTGAAACAGGTTTGTCAACTGACACCCATACATGACCATAAATCATAGCAAGTGAATTTGCTTCTTTCATAAACTGGTCAATGTCTGTACCATCTAAGTCAATGTCCTCTAAGAACTCTTGTGTGTATGGTAGTTTGTTTAAGTTACCCAATGTTCTTACTGGCAATGTTCTAAACATAAATGCTTTGTAAGTGTCAACAACTAATTTACAACTGTTCTCTAATGCAGTGTAGTTTAATCGTTGTTCATATTGGTGGCCTGGTTGTTGGTCTTCGTTCATGTAACGTCTAAGCATTTCAAGACCGCTTTTACGGTAATCGAATCCACCATTGAAACTCGCCCAGAAATAACGCCATCGTGGGAGATGTGTCTCATAGACTGAATGAACATCTTGTATTGTCTCTTTAGTTAAGTAAGACATATGTTTTCTCCTTTAATACATCCCAAACGTTTTGATTGTCGGGGCTTCTACTTGTCTCGTTACCGGAAACAAGAACTCAACACCATAACCCAAAGCATCTGGAAAATGTGAATAATCTTCTTTTCCACCTTTTTCAGGTATTAGTGTATTCTCTTTGTAACTGAACCTAGTAAGACACTTAATAAGTTCCCTACATTTTGGTTCAATGAATAATCTGCTTTCACTATTACTATTTAACAATAATGAATTAACAGCATTTATTCTGTCTCTAACTGCTGGATGTCTTGGTTTTACTCTTACATTCCATCCTGCATTTTGTAATATGCTTATGTCTGTTCTACCACCAGCACTTGTTTTTCTTTGATTTCCAGCCGGGTCTGGAAACACTGTTACTCTTTGATGTGGGTAACGATTTCTCACTTCTTGTACCATTTCATCTGTGTTACTTGAGTACAAACATATTTCATCAATCACATGTAGACCTGTTGCTGATGGCACTGCAATAAGAGTTGCCATTGGGCTTACGTTAAAGTCGGTCAATACATAAATTGATTTTAATTCTTCTTTGTTACCATCCCATTTCTTTACATTGTTTTCTGGTTTGAATGAATAGTAAACTAAATTCGTTGCTGTTTCAAAACTTGCTTCGTACTCTTGTCTAAACGTTCTTATGTCTAAATCTCTACGAGCCGCTTCTACTTCATCTTGTGGGACATTCTCGCCCTCTACAGTAGTAAACTGCCAAGAACCCCAACTCTCATCTATTGATGCCATCTCAAACAAATCTTTGAAATGATTACCAACACCTTTAGGAGTTCCTACAAATAGTGCAGAACCTGGTGGATTTTGTGCTGACAGAGTTGGTCTAAGGACCTCGCTCCAGGCTTCCCCTTTAATGTCGGCTACTTCATCCATCACTAGGAAGTCTAATCCTGTTCCACGCAATGAATCATAATTGTCTGCACCTCTTAACATAATAACTGAACCATTAATTAATTCTATTTCTAATCTACTTTCGTTAATCTTACGAACCCAATTGAGTCCACTAAGTTTATTCTTTAGGTCGGCCCAGACAATGTTCCGGCACATTTGGTATGTCGGGGCAACGTACATTACTTTCTTGTTACTTGTACGAGCAAACTTGGCAAGTTCTCTAATAGCAAGAACTGATTTACCAAATCGTCTACCAGCACATAATACTCTGAAACGT